CCAGGAACCTCTCTAATCCTTTGAGCGACTTGTTTAACCATCCCCGGGCCTGTCTTTTCTACTTTAGGGGCGTCCGCTTCTACCGCGGGTTTTCCGCCCCCTCGTATTGGAACCCTACGTACAACATATTGCGGTGCCTCTCCCTTTTTTGCCATGTTCTCTACAACTGTCTTATATTCCGGAGGAGTGGGTTTTATTCCCCGTATTTGCGCAAGAGATTGTCCTTTAGCAAGTCCTTTAACCATCTTCGTAAAATAGGAAGAAGTTACAGACAGCCCAATAAGCTGAGAAAGACCCGCCATCCCGGTGTACCAATTAGGAGGATCTTCACCCGTAACCGCCTTATAATAATTACCCCACATAACACCAAAATTTTTAGCTTCAACCAATTTTTCTTCAGGAATGTTAACCCCTCCGGCCTGAACAAAATCCTGGGCGATACTTATTGCATGGTCCCTCAAATTTTCCGGGAGGGCTAAAAATATTTCATCAATATCTTTACCTTCCTGAATAGCCACGGCAGGACCCGCCACCCCCGCTTCTATCCATAATACAGGAAAAAAAGTCTTAGCGAGGGCGCTAAATGTATAGAGATCAGCCATTGTTTGTTTTCTAGGGTCGTGCATATGGTTTCTATGGTCTTGTATTGCATAAGGACTAGTCATAGGAAAATATGGCACTCCGGTTACAGGAGACTTTCCTATTGCGAATGTTCCTTCTTCATGTTGCATAGCATATGGACTTAGGCCCTGACTCATGCGCGTAGTCGCCCATTCTGCGGACTTCTGTAAGATCTCGGGAGTAATCTCCCCGCCATTTAAGAGATGTTGTATCTCATCCTCATCAAGATTGGGATTAAGAGCCGGAATTTCCATTTCTTCCCCGTCAATTTCTACACCGATAGAAAGTTCGGTCGATATCCATCCGTCCGGCCGTTCAAGTTCCCCAAAAAACCCCTTACCTTTAGCAGTGCCGTCTTCGCGCGTACCATATCCTGGATCAGGAGGTAAACTGATATTCAGTTCCTTACCAGTAACAGGAGACACAGCGGTAGCGTCCTGTGGAGTACCCAAAGGTCTAGTTTCAGACACCTTTTTCATACCACTAAAATCAATGGTATAGTTACGGCCTTCTTGTGCCTGCGTGCCTTCAGTTTTTTGTTCCGTATTAACTGCCATCCTGTGCCTTCATTTGTTTAGTCACACTCTCTAAATATTTATCGTTTACTTCAATACCCGCTTCTTTTAGCATCCTCTCTGCCTCTATCCCGTAAGCTCCCTCTACAGGATCTTCTGTCCCGGCTAAACTGGGGTTATCCTCTATTACCTTTTGCGCAGCCCTTTCTTTCATTACCTTTTGCGCCGCTATCTCGGCCGGAACTCCATGTTGTACCTGACCAATTAATTTTGATAAGTCTTCCGCTTCTTCTGAAGCTGAATAAAACGTTCCACGAACTTTAGAGCCCCATCTTTTTATGGCGTACCCGGCTTTATATATTTTATTCTTTTCCTTCGCCGCCCGCGCATAATTCATATTACGACCAAATTGAGCCAAAAATTGAATCTCCTCATCACTCATTTGGCCGTCAGCCCATACTTCAACAATAGCATTTAAAGCGATATTCCTGTCTATATCGTTATCAAAAGTAGCGTTTATCGCTTTTATATAGGTCTTAGCAACTCCGTCTTTAGCTGTCTCCTTTACTTTTGCCTGAGTGCGACGAATAAAAGCGTCTAATATCTGCCGGCGTTGTGCGGTAGATAAACTATTAGCTTTATCAAAATGTCTATTTGCCCATAAAGCATCTACCTGAGCTACACTAAAACCTCCTGTGGTCAATGATAAAAGTACGTCGTTATATGTTTCCTTTTGTCCCTGTTCCGCCTCTCTATCCATTTCCTCGAGACGCCTTTTAGCTTTATTAAAATACTTAGCCCCCATTTTTGAAGTGTAAGCGTCTATATCATTAAACTTTCCTTCTTCTATATCCGACATCAACTGCTTTGGATTATTTCGAGCATGTTCTGTCATATAGGACTCAAGTTCATCAGGCATAACGGACTTTATATATTGGTCTGCGTCGAACTCAGCCATAATTCTCTTACCATCCGCGTCAGTAACAGCGGCTTGCTCATGCGCCAGTTCTCTGGCCACACTTAGATTATGTTTCAGTTCCTCTATATCAGACGACTGACCTACTGCTATACCTGCCCCCTTAACCGCGTCTGCCATAGCGATCTTTACATTATCTATCTTTTTTGCGTGCGCCCACACAGGCGCGGCGGCCACGCCGCTTCTTAATATAGTATTGCCCGCGGTTACGAATTTCTCTCGGACTCCTTTATCCGCAATACTGCCGGCATAGGATTCAAGAAGTTGAGTCCCGCCTTCAAGAAGTCTTTCACCATATCCATCCGGATTTGCAGCCATTTCCGTTTGTATTTGTGTCGCTAAATTCTGAAATGACAACCCGAACTGCATAACAGCAGTATTGGCCTGGATAGCATCATACTCGTCCATCTTTTGTGCTTGGGTTACTAGCCCACTACCAAACTGGGAAATACTTTTCCCAATAATCTCCCCGGATTTATCAGGAGGCGCTGTTCCAACAGCCGTTGAAGCTAATTGTCTCCTTTGATATTCGTTTATCTTACCCATTATGTGAAAGCTCCTTCTCGTTTCATATACCCGGGCTCAAATTTTCCCCGACGAGGGGCAATAGACTCTTCCGTTTCTTTAGAGCCAGAATCAAACGAACCGGCGACATTAAAAAGTTTAGACGCCCCACCTATAATTCCACTAACTAATGACGCACGCCCTTCATTTTCCGTACGGCGCGCACGCGTATAAGCGAGATCACGCCTTGCCCGACCACTCGCGCGTGTAGCCTCGGCTTCAGTAGCCGCATATTTTTTAGTTTGTGCTATAGTAACAAGAGCAGATCCCGCGACCTGGACCCCACTACCTATATATTGAAGAGACTGCATAGCCGCAAATTTCTCACCCTCTTCCTCTATAATAGCCGCCGTCCTTAATGACTCACTAAAAAGAATATCTCCCTCACGCCGCATTTCCGCCGCGGACTGATTCGCGGCATTCATGGCGGAGACTCCGGTATAAATATCACCGACCGCGCTTATTATCCCTCCTAAAGCCAATAATGACATATTAATTCTCCTCGCTAACTTCCATATCAAAAATCATAGAGGTAAGAGTACAGGGATAAGGTACTGTCTGCACTATCCACATATGTCTTTGTTCACTGTATTTATCAAACCCCGGCTGTTCCTTCATCCCGTTGAAAAGAAATGTCGGCCGGTCTGTAAGCTGAGGTCCCTCACGAAAACCTATCCGTTGCATATCATAAGGATCTGTACCATAAGACACCCCTAGAGTATTTCGAAACTGAAGATTAACTTTATTTACCGACTTAAATTTACCCGGGGTTATGCCGGTAGAAAGCAAAAGCTCCAACGGCATTGTCTTTACGCGTCCGATATACGGCAGGCCAATAATAGCGTATGTAACCTGGGCGTCTAAAGTAATCGTTCCATTGACTACCGTCTCGTCAGGATGATAGCCCCCGTCAGCAATTATAGAAACCGTCTCCCCCTCTAAATGGTCCAGTCCTTCGATAGTGTCCTGAGTAAAATACCACCCTCCTCCATCAATCGTATGGGTTGAAGCAAAATCCTGAAGGATCTTACATTTAACCTGCGTCTCATTCATATACTCGGTAATAACCGCGATACCTTGTTCGGTACCTTCGTCAAATTTCACTACTATCTTCCGTAATACATCGTCTGCGCTGAATATAGATGCCCCGGCCAGGAAAATAATGTCCTCACCAGTTGTGGCCCCGGGAGTAATAGATATATCTTCTACCGTAGTATCCAATGAGAGTGAACTATCTAAATGAACCTGTCTCTTTTGCGCGTAAAACATAAGATTTTGATATTTTGTAGTATCGTCCTCTTCATCGTCTGCGGTAGACCCGGTATAAAAATCCGTACGCTCTGGTATCCGGGGGTTTTTAGCCAAATACTCAACATATCTGCGCGTAACTCCGTTAATTTCACGCTCAACCGCAACCCATACCCGGTCTTTATTATCCGTTTGCGGTTGGGCGGCTACTGTCAGAACACTTGCCGCGCCCCCCACGCCTGTAAGATGTTCATTCCAGGCAGACACCTCCTCCCCGTCGTTATAGACAAAAGAAAGAAGCCTTCCATCGTTCATAGCCGCCCAAATCTGATTTGGATTCCCTTGCTGATACGCTACCTGTTTTATACCCCCCTCGGTTATTTCATCAGACTGGATAGTTTCATCTTCCGATCGCCATCCATCATTTAAGAGAGTGTATTTAAAACTATAAACTACTTCTCCCCCGCGCTGTACATAAATAATATCCGTACCAAAATTAAGAGGCATTATATCCGCTACACCAAAATTATCTACCGGATACGATTCAATAGCCGTCCCGGAAATCGGAGTAGCATCGGATCCTCCATTGACTTTGAGCATACCGGCAAAAGTACCGACAGCTAAAAACTGGCGAGTTCCCATAAAAAATCTAATGCGGTCAACAGACGATGTAGACGCAGAAGTAAGAGCATAAACAACCGCATCGTCGGGATCGGCTCCCGTAGTAAAAGTTTCGTATCGTGTTTCTCCGGTACCCGTATCCGGAGACATCGAACCATATAGAACATCCGGGTCGTTGGCACTACCCCCATGAAATAAACGACCCCCATAAAAACCACAGGTAGCCGGAGCATTGCCGTCCAATAGATTAACCCCGCCGGAATCATAAGGAGTGTATGCTGAAGTATCAACCCCAATAGTGTAATTAGTGGCATCGATTTTCGTAATGGTGTAAACCGTATTATTTACCTCAGTCATACCGGATACATCATTAATAAGTACTTGGTCATCATCTTCAAATCCATGTGCGGCGTCCGTCGTAACCTGCCCGGGGTTAGCATTAGAAATATTTGTAATTGCAGTCTCTTCAAAAGGATCGTCTGTCCGGGTATATGTGGTCAAAGTCCATGTTCCGTCCCCGAACCGTGTAAGTTTCCTGGGGCTATAGTCCGGATGGTCTATATACATTATGTCAGCTTTCTGCGCAAACTTTAACTGAGGAAGATCTGCTGTAGCGTAGGGCGATTCTATCTCATACACCCGGGCTACCGTTCCGCTACCTGTATAGGCATCAAATCCGGAAGTATCTATTGCGTTTCCGTCCTGGTCTGTTAAAGAAAAAGTAGCTGAAACAGGGGCGGTAAAGGACACCTTTATATTATCAAGTTCTGGAGTTGCGTTTACGTCTGTAGTATGTAGGAACGCTCTTACCTTAAGTGTCCCATTAACTGCAAAAGTAGGTATATTCGTATTAATATCCGCGGCGGTATTACTTTGCGCATAGGTTTCATCACTAGCAGCCCAGGCAGCACCATCCCAATATTGCCAATGAACCCCATTATCTGCGGATATTATATATTGAATTTCTGTATTTGCCGGTTTCGTAGCTGTCTCTACAAAATCATCAAGGGCCTCAGTAAACGGAAAACCACTATTGGTCTCTATCGTTGGGTCAGTAAGAGCATAGGGAGGCCCGACAAGAAGTGCTTCACCCCCGGTCACTACAATATCCGCACCATATGTATAATTCGCCCCGTTAGAAAACGGCCAGTTTCTTTCCGCTGTTCCTGGATCCGGGGAATCCGCGACAAGGAAAAACTGTCCGTTAAGGTCCTCCATCCCCTCACAACCATCAATATAGACTTCATCTCCGTCAACAAAAGTATTACCAACTACGGTAAGAACACCCGGGTCAGCTTGAGTGATACCCCCTATAGATAATTCATCCTCTAAAAGGACGCCTCCATCCGTAAAGATACGCATGTATCCTTCGGTAAAGGAGAGTATATACGATTCATCATCATCAAAAGTGAAGGGGATAAAATGGGCTACATTATTACGTCGGGTTGTCCGGGAAAAAATAAGACCTGGACGATACGTCGTCGGGCCATGAAGGTAGGTAAGAAAGTTTTCACCAACCAGGACCCCGCTTTTATAAAGGTCCAAGTTAATTCGACCTTCTAACTTACGCGTTATAACGCCATGTCTAAAATCATATATCGGTACATTAAGTTCTGCCATCTTGCCCCGTGTATAATCCGGTAGTGCGCCCACCACCGTATGTACGCCGGGCCTCTAGCATTTTACTTTGCCTGTACGCGACCGGGGGGTTCGCTTTTCCGTTTTTAGCTTTGGCCTCCATCATAGCAAGTTTTTTCGCTTCTCTTATACGCCCCAGGAGTGTAGGATTCCCAGTAAGTTTAAAAGCGGCTACTTCTGCTAAAGCGTAAGCCAAATAGATTTTAAACGACGGACTGAATTTTACCGTCTCTGTTTGATCGAACGTATAACCAATATTTAACGATTCCGCCCCGCTATTATCTATATAGAGACACCCGTTCTCTATTACATAATCCCATCTCGATAACGGATAGTCCCAATATTTTATGAAATTCAATGAAATATAGTTGTTAGGAAGTACGTACGCGTCGTCAAACCCGAAATCCGGGTCCGTCTCGCTAAGAGGGATAGAATCGCGTGTTGTAGCAAAAACCCAGGGGAACCCTTCGAGAAGTTCCTGACGTATGTCGTCGTACCAACGATTCATTACGACGGCGACTTTATCGTTCCCGGGTACTTCTACATCATTAACATTTTCGGTTTTCAATAGATCCAAAGCCAGGTTAACGATGTCAGTTTTTGAATTTGATACAGCCATATCAACTCCTTTTTAAGGGGAGAAGCGGAAGGGATTTTACTCCCTTCCGCCCAACATGACATCAGACATTCTCCCTTTGGATCAAATTAAGACGCGTATTCTCTACGGACTAGATTTAATCTCACGACAACCACACCAGTCGCTTGAGCATCCGCGTTAATCGTCAATGCAAGGACATACGTCTGCCTTTCGCTCGAGACGTCGCTCGCGAGTGTATAAAGCGCTGCGTCTTGATTGGTTATCGTTACTGCGGAAATAGGCGAAAGACCGGAACCCGGTGCTAAAGCACTGGATACGTCACCCCCATCCACAAGAGCATCTACGTCTATAACCGCGCCACCATGTTCCGCGGTTTCGTAAAGACCGAGATCGGCGTCATTAACGTTCGTAATCGCGTCACAGGTTATTTCGCCGCCAACCGGAACAAAATTGGAAGGTATTTCCGCTATTCTATAAATAGAAGTAGCGCTATCGCCGTTGGTGATACTTGCCTTCGCAACTACAGTCAGCATATCCGCACCCGAAACCCGAATAGCATCTGCCGGAGTATTGTCCGTGGTCTTGTACTGTGTTTTATCGACTACAGCCATTTTCTTTCCTCCTGATTAAATTTAACAAAATTTGTCAGGGGGGCATACGCCCCCCTGACAATGTTCCCCTTACGGTCCGGTAGGTCCGGTCGCACCAGTCGCACCAGTCGCACCAGTCGCACCAGTCGCACCAGTCGCACCAGTCGCACCAGTCGCACCAGTC